TAGATGGTAAAAAGACAGTTACTTTAACTAATGGAGCAACTGTATCTAATGAAGGAAATTATGAAAGCAGACCAGTATTAACTATTCATGGTGCTGGTTCTGGAACTGTAACTATCAATGGTGAAAGTTTTTCACTCTCAAATATAGATGGATATGTAACTATTGATAGTGAATTAAATCAAGCATATAAAGATAGCATTAATAAAGGTAAAGATATGACTGGAGAATTTCCAGTCTTTTTTGATGGACAAAATACTATATCATGGACTGGCGGCATAACAAGTGTCGAAGCTAAATGTAATTGGAGGTGCTATTAATGATTAATTTGTATAGAGCAAATGAAACTGATTATACTCATAATGAATTTGTCTTAGATGAAGCAACTAAATGTGAAGTAACTGAGGAACTTAATGGCACTTTTGAATTAGATATAGAGTATCCAGTTCAAGATAAGAAACAAATATCAAGTAACATCACCAGAGGGGCAATAATCAAATGCCCCGTTGGTGATAATAGACAACCTCAATTATTTAGAATAAGAAAAGCAACTAGAACAACAACAAGAGTAAGAGTATATGCAGAAGGCATTGCAATTGCTGATTTAAGACAAAACTTTATAAGAGATACTAATATTGTAGGCAAGAATAGAAAAGATGCTATAAAGCAATTATTAGATAATTCTCAACAAGTTCATAACTTTGTAGTTGGTGGCGAAGATACAAATAACACATTGGATATTATTAGAGTAGTTAGATATAACACTCTTAGAGCCTTAGTTGGTACTGATGAAAACACAATAATCAGTAGATATGGTGGAGAGATTATTTATAATAACTTTGAATTAAACATCGTTGACCATAGAGGTTCAGATAATGGAGTTGTAATTTCATATGGAAAGAATATTACTGGCGTAGAAGAAACAATTGATGATACTGATTTAGCTACTTGTATTATTCCAGAGGGTAAAGATGAATTATTACTTCCAGAATATCAAATTGAATCACCATACATTAATAACTATGAGAAGATTCACTTTAAGAAAGTTGAATTAAACAATATAGGTATTGTAGAACCTAAAGATGATGACCCTGGAGTAACTAGGGAACAAGCATTACAAAAACTAAGAGATGCAGTTGCATATATGTATGCTACAGATAAAGTAGATATACCTAGCTTTAATTATAAAGTCAATTTCATGCAACTAAGTAAAACAGAAGAATATAAGAATTATGCTATCTTAGAGGATGTAGCATTAGGTGATACCGTAACTATTAAACATTTGAAAATGAATATTGATTTAGAGGGTAGGATTATCAAAACTAAATACAATGTTTTATTAGATAGATTTACTGAAATAGAGCTTGGATTCCAAAAGCAAACATTAACTGACATCATCAACGAGACTAATAAACAAGTTGAATTTATGAAACAAAGTATTGAGCTTGGAATATCTAATTTAGATGCTACTATGAACGCAAAGATTAAGATTACAGAAGATGCAATTAATGCTGATGTTAATAATAAAGTAGCTGGACTTGAAACTGAAATAAATATGACAGCATCTGGTCTTGAAACAAAAATTGTAGACACTAAGAATGAACTTAATAATAATATAAACGTAACTGCATCTGGATTAACTGCTCAAATTAGTAATGCTAAAGCAGACCTTCACAATGATATTAATGTAACTGCCGCTGGATTTGATGTAAAGCTTACTGATGCCAAGAATCAATTAAGTAATAGTATCAGTGCTACCAATAGTGGGCTTACTGCTAAGATTGCTGATACAAAAGCTGAATTATTAAATGATATAACAGTTAATGCCAATGGATTTGATATTAAACTTAGCAATCAAAAATCTGAATTGACTAACACTATCAATATGACCAATTCAAATTTGAATATAAAAATAGCAGATACAAAGTCTGGACTTGAATCATTAATAAATACAACTGCTGGCTCAATAAGAACTGATTTAACTAATACTAATAATAGTTTAAGAGCAACAATAGCTGCTCAACCAGCACAAATAATGACACAAGTAAGTGGAGAAGTTACTAGACAATTAAACACTAAAACTTCATCTATTCAAAATGATATAGATGATTTAACTGATGATATGGATAATGTATCTTCAAAAATAACACAACTTAGTAATTCTATTTCCTCGGTAGTTAAAGAAGGAGATATGGCATCACTTATAAAGCAAAATTCTACTGCTGTTAAAGTAGCATTTAACGATATAAATGATTACTTTCAAATAACAAGTAGTGGAGCAACTTTTGGTGATGTAGATGAAGGAGAATATACTAAATTAACATCATCCGGATTAGAACATTATTCTCATGGGAGCTCTAGACCATATAAGTATTTGACTTATGTTGGATATACAACTATTCATTGTAGCGGTAGTGGTTATACTTCTAAAAGAATAAGCTTGCCAAGTTATTTTGAAGGGACTGACCCTCAAGTTATTTGTAGTATAAAGAAAATCTATGATTCCAATTCTGGTAGATGGTGTGCTGCATGGTGGTCTGGTGCTTATGCCTATATGGATGGCGATACAACACTAAGAATAGAAGCAATGTCTGTATTTAGAAACTGGTCAAATGGTGATGTTTGGACCGATGGATTAATAGACGTTGCATATATGGTAATCGCATAAGAAAGGAATGATAATTATGTATAACATAAATGATATAAATAATGGTAAAGAAACCAAAATGACTATATATTATTTTAAAAGTTCTGGAATAATAAGAGAAATATCCACAGGCGTTCAAGACATGAGCACCTATGGAGAACATGAGCAAGACTATGCACAAATACTTGATTTTGTAGTAGTAGACTTAGATATGTATGTATTTGATAATTCAATGAATTTTATAATAGTGGATGGTAAACCAAAATTAAAATCAGTACCACAAACTGATTTAAGTAAGTATATGTAAGAGAGGTGAAATGTAATGGCGGTAAATATTAATGAATACAAGCCAGAGGACATTGATTTAAAGATAGAGAAAAGAATACCTCTTGTATGTAAGCAAAACGATAATATCACATTAAATTTTAATGTATTTGATTATGGTAATCCAGTTGACCTATCTAACTTTTTTATTGAATTTAGAATACAACAAAGTAATGGTGCAGTTCATTCTCAAACTACTGGTATTACTAAAAGTGGTAATGCCATTAAGATAGTTTGTGCTAATGAAGTTACTGCATTAGCTGGTAAAACTAAAATAGAACTTGATTTTACAACTACAGATAACTTAAAGAAAAGCTCATTTGTTATTATAATTCAAGTCAAAGAAACAATAGGAGCAATTCCTAGTGATGGTTCAGTTAATCCAGGAAATATTCCAGTTAATTATGCCATTGACTTAAATACACTTGAAAACTATGTGACACAAGCTAATGCGTTAAGTGCTGATTTTGCAACTAATGTAACAACACAAGCACAAACACAAGCAAGTTTAAATGCAAGTGTTGTAACCGCTCAGAACATAGCAGACAGCGTTGCTAACAGCTTAGAAACTGCTAATAATCTAAATATTCATCTTGAAGAAGCAAGGGCTTTAAATGACGCTCTACAGGCTGATATAACAGCTGGTACACCATTAAAAAATGATTTAACTTCGATTAATTCTACAGCACAAACAACTAAAACTGCTCTTGAAGCGGATATTGCTACTGCACAGCAAAAGCTTACTGAGTTTGAAAACTTTGATACCTCTGGATTAATTGCTAAAGTTAATACACTTCAAGGTGATGTAGATACTGCGGAAACAAATATAACTAATATTAAAAATGAGATAACAACTGCAAGAAACGGTCAGCTTAGTTTAAAAGATGGAATAATTGATTTAGTTAAATTATATGCTCCAACAACCTCATTAGTAGATAATTCTACCTTTGCGGCACTTGCTAATGATGTAGCGGCAGCTAGACTTGGAAAAACTACTTTAACATTGGGTATTAGAGATGCGATAAATGCTATTGTAGACCCTGTTAAAACTCAAGTAAATAGTCTTTCATCAAATAGTACAGATACCACTTTAAGGTCAGAGGTAGCTGATGCTAGATTTGGACAAACTACTTTAAAGCTAGGTATCCAAAAGACAGTTGATGATGCAAAAGCCAGTCTTCAATCACAAATAAATAGTATAACAGCTAGTGGAACTGGTACAGACCCCGTATTATTAAATGAAATAGTAGATGCAAGAAATGGTCAAGCCACTCTTAAAGGTGGGGTTCAAAGCTTAATTAATGTTGCTAAAGCTGATTTACAAACAAAAATTAATTTAGTAGAAGCAACAACCCAAGATGTTGATTTAAGAGCAGAGGTTAGACAAGCGTGTGGGGAAGGCTCTTTAAAGACAAAACTTGATACAATGGGTTCTACTGCGGCAAGTGCAACACAAACTGTAGCAAATAATGTATCTACTATTCAAAGTGATATAAATTCATGTAAAGGTGGTCTTCCAAGCATAACCCTTGCATCTGGAGTTCAAAACATGATAGATACTGCTCTTGATAATTTTGAGATTCCAGCAGAAGCAATTACATTAGAAATGGTAGATGATATAAATATTAATATTATGACTACAATGGTTGCTATTGAAAAAGGCACAAGAAAGAGATTTAATAATTTATCTGACAATATGAGAGTAGAAACTTTCATGGATAATGATAATTATTTGACTATACAAGGTGGAGTGTATGACCAAGAAAATGCACAAATAAAAAGCAAGAATGTAACATTAGATTATTTAGCATTTTGCTTTGATTAGAAAGGAGTGATTTAATGTCTACTTTAAATGACTTAGCACTAGGCTCAAGAGTTGGACTTGGTAAGTATGTAACAACAAGTGGAACTGCTCAAAAGTTAGTATGGGAAGTTGCTCATAAAACTGCTGATAAAATAACATTAGTATTATATCAAATACCAGATGTACTTGCATTTGATGCTATGGAGTCAAATAATACAGATGTAAATGCTAGACAATACGGTAATAATTCATATAGATTATCTAATATAAGACATTATTTAAATAGAAAAACTGGTGGATATGTGTCACAACATCAATATGATTCACCACCAACAAGTGCTAATACTGGTACTGGCGGTAGAGCATATGATACAATCCCAGGATTTCTTCAAAACTTTGCTGATGAAGAAATAGCATTAATGCTTGATACGAATATAACATTAACTGAACCTAGTACGCCATCATCAACAACTGGTTCTACGGTTCAGATAACTGATAAAGTATTCTTATTATCAAAAGCAGAGTTATCAAATACTACTGGCTTTGATTATTATAAAACATCAGCTACAGCATATCCAGCAAAATCTAAAACATCTGAATATGGTGGAACTGCTCCAACCGCTTATTGGACTAGAGATTTTAACATAACATATGGTAAATTTGTAGATACTATATTCACAAGTGGTAGCGGTAGCTCTTATAGTAATCCTAATAATTGTTATGGTATAATTTGTGCTGTTAATGTTAGTCCAAGTAATCCGGTTAATTATGTATCAACTGGATATGGATATTATGAAATGACTTATACAGTAAATTATGCTCCTACTATTAATATAGCGGATGCATCTTTAGGTTCTTTAACTGAACCACCAAGTATAACATTTCAAGTAAATGATGTTAATACAGATAATACTTTGACTATAACCGAAGAATTATTAAATTCTTCTGGAACAGTTATTCAAACTATTGATACTATTCATGGTGCAGTAAGAAGTCAAAATTATACGATACCAATGTATAAGATTTGGGATACTGTTGCACTTGGTTCAAACTATAAGGTTAGAATAACTGTAACTGATAACCTTGGAAAATCAGCAACCCAAACATCTACATTTAATAAAGTAGCATATCCAACTACAACTAGTGTATCAATATCAGATTTTAATACCTCATATATAGGAGATATAGTTGAAACACAAGATGTTACTTATAAAGTAGCTGGAGATGGTCGTGTTGAAATTACTGAATATATTGATGGTGTTCAAGTTGGATATGTAGTTATTACAGGAGCATCACAAACTGTTCCTATTTCAAGAACTATTACTATTAATAGTAAATTAGTAGATTCATTAAAGGGTTATGCAGAAGGAAACCATAAAGTAACGGTTCATATTGGATGTACCAATACAAGTTATCCTAGTGGTCAATTTATAACAAGGAATGCATGGTTTAATATCATTCCAAGACCAGATGCTAGCAATTATCAGCCAACTTATTATATTCCTAAGTATACTTTTGGTAACTCAATATCTGGATTTGTATTAAATTGGACAATATCTGATGATAATGTTGGAGATTCAATGAGTACGGTATTGTATCTTGATAATAAAGAAATATATAGTACAAGCTGGATTAATGATGAAAGTAAGACAAAAAACTTATCTTTTGATTTAAGTTTAATATGGGGAAGCATACCAGTAGGAACTCATAAGATAGAGATGAACTTCTCAGATGGATTTGGCACGTATATTCCTAATGATTATATAACATTTACTAAGATAAACGATAAACTCTTAGTTTATGCCTATGGGCCACCAGTAGATAAGATGCCTAAACGTATATTATCTCTTGCTAATATATATAAAATATTAGGAGCATCTGACACATACACAATCTCTGCTTGCAATAATGCATTAGATAGCCAGCCAGCATGGGAAGATATAACAAGTCATGTGCTTGATAGAACTCCATATACTTTTGCTAATTTAACAAAGACAAATAGTCAATGGAGAATTGGCGTAAAAGTAGAGAGTTTCAAACCTTAATAAATAAGATGATAGGCAATAATTAAGATTTAACAAAGGTCTTTTTTATTGCCTTTAAATAAAATGGAGGTGTTGCTATGAAAGCAAGACTAGAGAAAACAATAGACATTGTATCTGATAATACCGAGAACCTTGGTACAGTAAGACAGTTGGATTCAGTTGATTTTGCAGTAACATTAACTGGATTAAAAACTACAGAGAACACAACAATCGAACTTCTTATGAAGAGAAGTGACGATGTTTTTATAGAACAAAATAACGACACTATAACAATTACTGGAGAAACTATTTCAACAACATTTAAGCCAGAAGCTACTAATGTAGATGGTATGGTATTCTTAAATGTAATTGTATTTGAAGGAACTGAAAGAGTTACAACTTGCAAAATGTATTATGTGGTACAGGACATCTTAGAGGGCGATGCTATAGCTGATAATGCTGATGGTATAAGAAGTCTAGCAGAGTTAGATGCATTGATTCTAAAGGCTAATACTGACTTAAATGAGTATGCGGCAAAGATGCTTGATATGACTGCTGATATGGATTCATTAGAGCAGAGAATGGCTAGCTTAGAACTTAATGGCGGCTCTACTGGTGGCGGTGGAACAGTTGATATTGATTTAACTGACTATGCTATGAAATCATATGTAGATAATGCAGTAGCAGATATAAGTTTAACTCCAGGTCCAATGGGTCCAGCAGGTGCTCAAGGACCAAAAGGTGATAAAGGAGACCAAGGTTTCCAAGGTATACAAGGTGTAAAAGGAGATAAGGGTGATGCTGGTCCTCAAGGATTACAAGGTATTCAAGGTTTAAAAGGTGATACTGGAGCAACAGGACCAAAAGGAGATACAGGTTTAACTGGTAAGTCAGCTTATCAATCTTGGTTAGATGCTGGACATACTGGAACTGAATTAGATTTCTTAAATTCACTAAAAGGACCACAAGGTATCCAAGGCCCAGCTGGTAAAGATGGTGTAACTCAAGATTTAAGTAATTATTATACTAAAACTGAAACTGATAATGCTATAGCAAATGCATCATTAGGTGGTGGAGGAACCGTTGATTTATCTGCTTATGCAACTAATGAATCAGTTGATAGCAAAATAAGTGCTATAGAATTAACTCCAGGACCTCAAGGTGCAACTGGTGCTGATGGTAAGTCAGCATATCAAGTATGGCTTGATAATGGTCATACAGGAACTGAGACTGAATATTTAAACAGCTTAGTTGGTGCTAAAGGTGAAACTGGAGCGCAAGGTCTCCAAGGTATACAAGGACCAGCTGGAGTGGATGGTACTAATGGTATAAATGGTAAATCAGTTTATCAGATTTGGCTTGAAGGCGGCAATACCGGAACTGAATTAGATTTTATTGCGTCACTAAAGGGTGTTGATGGAGCAGTAGGTCCACAAGGACCTCAAGGTGAGCAAGGTCCAGTTGGTCCAAAAGGTGATACTGGTGCTCAAGGAGAACAGGGCATACAAGGTATTACTGGTACAAATGGTACTACTCCTAATATTATTATTGGAACAGTTACTACATTAGATTCAGCATCAAGTGCTACTGTATCTTTAAATGCATCTAGTACAACTGAGAATCCAATTTTGGATTTTGGCATACCAAAAGGAGCAGATGGAACAGATGGTGCTACTCAAGATTTAAGTGGCTATGTTACAACTGATGCTTTAGCAACTCAAGTTACTGAAACCGAAGCAAAGATTCCTATTAAAACAGCGGACATTGCATCTGGAAGTAATTTATTAATTGGAACTGGTGTAACTAAAATAGAAGTAGTTACTGCATATCCAGCATCTCCAGTAACAGGCGTTTTATATATAAAGGTAGGTGCTTAATCATGATTATTAATAGTGCTATGATAAATAGCAAAGATGTATTAGAAATGAAGCTGAATAACGCTATTGTTTATTCAGCTACTCCAGCAGCTAGTTTTAATTATACTTTTTTGTATAATAATACTGATATCCCAACTTGGATAAATCAATATCCGTTGTTTAATACATTAACATCTGGTCGTCATTTTCAAGCTGATTCCCTTGCGTATGGCAAAGGTTGGTTTACAAACATGACTACCACAACTGTACCAGGACAAGTAATTGGGTATTTATTGATTGATTTAACTAATTGTACTACAGCTTTAAAAATAGATGTATATTCATATTATAAAGTTTCAGTTACAGGGCATGGGGCTGTTGGAAATATAGCTACATTTAGAAATAGTTCTGCGACATCAGTAGGGACTTTAACCAATGGTAAAACAGTTGCTGCTTATGCTGATGCTAACAATTACACTTATAATACTGCAACTACAACAATTACCTTAGATGATATAGCAGCTTGTAAATATTATGCTATTAGATTCTATGTTAGTAGTGGTGCTACATCTGGTTCGGCTCCAGAATTGCACGTTGGAAATGTAACTTTCACACAAGTATAACAATTAAGCATATATAAAGGAAGACTTTTTTAAAACTAAATAATAATAGGAGTTGGTTATAATGTTAGATTATATGAAGAAATTCAAAAACACAGGAACTATGATATCTTTAGCTGGATTAATAGGATTACTATTAATCCAGTTTGGGATACCAGTCGATATCGACTGGTTAAATAAGACTATTAATATCGTATGTAGTATATTAGTAGTTTTAGGAATATGCAATAATCCTAACACAACTGGATTAGATTTACCTATACCATCTACAAAAGAAGATGACATCGAATAAGAGAGAAGATGATTTAATGGAATCAGAAGTAATGAGATATGCTATAACACAAGGAATATTTGCTGTATTATTTATATGGTTATTATTTGATACAAGAAAAGATAGTAAGGAAAGAGAAACAAAATATCAAAGCACAATAGATAAGAACCAACAGATAATTAATGAGCTGGCAAATAAGTTTAATGTTGTAGAAGATATAAAAGATGATGTAGAACTAATAAAATCTAAAGTTTTATAGATATATTTAAGGTGTAGAAGAAATTCTATGCCTTATTTTTTTCCATAAATTAGACATTGAAAAGATTAATAAATTAATGTAACATTATAGCTACAAACTTAGGAAGGTCATAGCAACCAATAGTTGAAATTAAGTTATTAATTTAATATATATATGAAAGTATAAAATGGTTTAAACAGTGGCTTTGATACAATCCACAACGATAAGGGCAAGCCTACTAATAGTGAATTTAT